AGTATATGGTTATCGGATAGATATTCTTTGTCCGTATTCTCATGGAATCCATCAGATATGACAACGCTGTAATGCCGGACCACGTTGCTGCTGCAAGGATCAGAAACATTTTGACTGTCAACTTATCACTGACGATCACTTCCCAGAACCCTCCACACAGAAATGCGGCAAAATACAGTGTAAGTATTGCTTTAAGCAGCAGACTTCCCCTTTTCAGATTACATCCGATCACAAGCATTCCTGCAGCACAGCCACCATGCAGCAGGACAAGTGCCGGAAGAAAAATCCCAGACTTCAGAAAAGATTGCAGATAAATGATCCAGCAGGAAAACACCGCACCTGCAGCAGCTCCCAGAAGAGCTCTTTTTCTGCTTCTTCCACATCGGAATAATATTCCTGTAAATCTGATCAATATGTAATCTATCAGGAGATTTGTGAAAAAAACTACATCTATGTATATTTCGTAATGCATTTCCTTCCCTCCGTCTGATACTGCCTCTGACTTCTCCTTCACTTCGGTAAGTGAGATTCATTATACGTGATAAAGTATGCGGATTTTGTCAAAACGGAGGAATTATGTCTTATTATTTGTCGCACTAAATCGACAGTTTTTATCATATAAACCAAAATGAACATGTATTGACATATAATTGAAGTTAGAATAAAATGATAGATAATTTCTATGTTTTAGAAGGGCATCTTCTATACTGTCACAATTCAGACAGTATTTTATGTCTCTGCTACAAAACAGACTGGAGGATTTTAACATGAATAATATTACCGGACACACAGGTCTTACCGCGCTTTTAGGAAGCCCGGTAGCACACAGCATTTCCCCTTTGATGCATAATGAATCATTTCGCCTTCTCGGGCTTGACTATGTATATTTATGTTTTGATGTAAATGAAGAAACTCTTCCTGCAGCAGTTGCAGGATTAAAGACTTGCGGCATTCGCGGTTTCAACCTTACCATGCCGAATAAGAATAAAATTGTAGAATTATTGGATGAGCTTTCCCCTGAAGCCCAACTGATCGGTGCTGTCAATACTGTACTGAACGATAACGGAAAGTTAATCGGATACAATACAGACGGGTACGGTTTTATGCAATCTGTACGTGATGCGGGACATGATATTACCGGTAAAAATATAACTGTCATGGGAGTAGGAGGAGCTTCGATGGCCATCTGTGCACAGTCTGCCCTGGACGGTGCGGCTTCCGTACATATTTTTGCCCGCCGCACCAGCAGATACTGGAATCGCACACAGAAATTCGCTGAGAATCTCTCTGCTAAAACAGGTTGTCAGGTCTGCCTCTTCGACAATGATGATCATACTGCATTGCGAGATTCCATTGCACAGAGTTATCTGCTGATCAATGCAACCTCTGTAGGCATGGTTCCGGATATCGACGATACCATCATCAAAGATACATCTCTGTTCCGTCCTGAGCTTGTAGTGGCAGATGTTGTCTATGAACCACAGGAAACCCGACTGCTCAGAGAGGCTAAAGCAGCCGGATGCCAGACCTTTAATGGCATGTATATGCTTCTTCATCAGGGGGCTAAAGCTTTCCAGATCTGGACCGGACAGGAAATGCCGGTTTCTGTTATTAAGGAAAAATATTTCTCTGTCAAATAGTGATTCGCATAACAGTCACATATTTCCCATCAGCTTATCTTTGATGATTGCCAGGATTTCTCTTGGAATATATATCAGAAGTCTCCATGAACGGTATCTGGAAGGAATGGGATAAATTTCTCTGCATCCACATTTCTTTCCTATGGCCGTTCCCCGGAAAACATGAAAATTATTGGTGACAATGCCAACCGAATGATTCAGTCCGATCATTCCCAGACTGAACTTCAGATTCTCTGTTGTGCTGGTAGATTTCTCTTCCAGGATCAGTCGTTCTCTGTCAATTCCATGTTCCACAAGATAATTGCACATTGCCTGAGCTTCTGTGATAGATTCTCCGTCCCCTTTTCCTCCGGACAGAACAGCCTTAGTCTCAGGATTTTCTTCCATATACTGTAAAGCCCTCCTGGTACGTTCCAGAAGGGCTTTTGTAAGCCGGGTACCTTCTACATGGGCACCAAGCACGATAATATATTCCAGATTTGGATGCTTACGCATTCTTACCGCAGCAATATTTATATTTCTTGCCGCTTCCGCAAGGACAAGGATCATTACGTCCGATTTTCTTTGCTTTGACAACTGTTCCTGATTTCTTCTGCTCGAGATAAAGTTCTTTTCTCTTCTCCGGTGTGAAGATCGCATCCCACTGTGGCAGTTCATACAGCCAGTCAGCTCTTGCATCTACCATATTCTTATAAAGAAGTTCTTTATCAAAGCACAGAGAAACCTTTGTGTTCTCATCCATTGTCTCAATCGGGTT